CCTTCGATAGATTGACGGAGTCCGGCTTCCGTCAATCCGACAAAAGAAGCACATTCTCTAAAAGTAATTCTACTATTTTTTATTCTTTCTTTTAATAGCTTGTAATCCATATTATTATAAATAAAAATTGTTGCATAAATATTTTTTAACTATAAAATTTTATCTACAAATAGATAAAATAGTTTTCTTTGTCGTGTGTAATCCTACACAAAATAAGTAAAACGACACAAAACAAACAAAAAAAGATATGAAAAAGACGACAGACACAACAAACAACGACAGGCTGTTAGCGTGGATTTCGACAATTCCGGTCGGCATACTCCCGGAAATCCGGGAACAGATCATGCGGGATTGCGGAATATCTCGCTATGTGCTCTCTTATTGGCTGAGTGGACGCACGAAAATTCCCTATCTCGCCATGCAGAAGATAGAGAATATCGCCGGTAAAAAAATATTCGAATACTAACCATAAAATAAAAGAATATGAAACAAGCAGGATTTTATATGATTTATGTAGAGGGAGGAAACAGCCCCACATACAAGCACGATTCATTCGAAAGTGCATCGAAAGAGGCTTATCGTTTGGCCGGAACAACCGGTAAAGAGGTTTTTATTCTTTCTACCGTCGCTTCATGCAAAAAAGAGATCATAATCATAGGGGCCTGTAAGCCGGAAGATGATAATCTACCCTTTTAACCAAACAAATTATTAACCCATAAATTATTAAACGTATGGAAATTATTAACTACAAAAATGGATCCGCCAACGGTGGCATCATTATTAACGGGAAAGACCAGTATATCGCGGTCACGGAATATTCGAATAAAAAATTCAAATCCTTGCGGGGTGCTCAAAAGTTCTTGGAAAGCTACGGGTACAAAGAAGTGAGAAGTAAACATTCTATCGGAGGAACCCGGTACAGATCGAAGGATCGCAATAGCCGTGCAGAAGTCTATCCGGGTGGACAAGATGAATACGGGAGAGACCTTTTCCGAGTAGAATTGAGAGAGGATAACGGGCATGTAGAAGAACTCTACATGACAAAAACCAAGTTGAATCGATGGCTGGATCAATTCGGATTTAAGCCGGACAGTCAAGTCGGACAGGCTCGTAAATCGAAAAAATCACCCCGGTTAAGAGGTCGTGACGATATAGATTGGTGGGTAGCTATTGAAAAAAACAATGCAAGACGAACGAATAGTATGCTCGATTATTCAGGGAATAAAGAGGATATGTTAGATTTGGTAATGGCGCAAGTCGACGATTACGCATATAATCACAATGATAGAGACCTAATAAAATCCATAGATCGAGCGAAAACGGCAGAAGATCTATTTAAGAGAGAAGGGTATATAAGTAAAGACAAAGAGGAATATAGTATATCCGATATAGGAGATAAAAGTTTCGAAGTTCTTCATGTTACCGCAGAAAACTTTGAAAAACTATCGGATATTTACCCGGATATCTACGACCGATTTAAAGATGACTTTGACGAAGAAGATATAGATTATTAACCCCTTAACTGTCTGACACTATTATTATGGAACCATCGAAATTATACAGAGGGAGAGATGCCGCGGGAATCTGGCATTACGGATATTTCGTCGAACAATGGATTTACGGCATAGAAAAGAAATACGTACAGGTAGACGTCGCCACCGTAGGCAAAGCCATCGATGTAGAGGATAAAACAGGAACCCCCATCTATACCGGCGACACTTTCGAATACAAGGGATATAAATTCGTAGTCGAGTACGACAAAGACGGGGCCGGATATGTCGGCAAAGGAATCGACAACCCCACTTACCAGATATCCGGCTATGACTTGAAGCGAATGATCATCACCGGAAACATTCACGATTAAAGTTCTTAAAAATGGAAAAGGCACAAGCTATAACAGATTTGGCCCTAACCGGCGCCATGCTGACATTTATAGTGCTTAGCATTATAACACTATCTATATTGATATACAAAAATTTAAAGGATAAAAAAACCACTGACATTATGGAAACGAAGAATGAACAAAATATAAGCGATATATTCGACTCTTTTGTAGAGGCAAGAGAAAGAGACAACAACATTAAATCATCTCTTATTTTGATAGAAACAAAAGATGAGAGACTTATACATGTAAAAGGGGAAGAAATAAGCATAGCCGAATCGGTATTCGAACTTTGTAAAGAGGTTCCATCAATCAAAAATGTGATGGAAGTCGTATTGAAAGCATTGGAGAAAGAGAAACAGGCAAAAGCAACCGATGAATCGAATTAAAGCACTATTTATCCTTCTTTTCCTCGCCTCCTGCATACCGAAGGAAATACCGGAAGAACCGCCTTTGCCGGACAACGAACGTCCGGGAATGAACATCACCATAGACACTACCGAAATTGTCGTTAAAAACGATACCATTCTGTTATGACACGATTAGAAGAATATCTCAATACCCGTTTGGCGAATATCGGGCTCTCTGCCGCTGAAAACAAACGAACCCTATACTACTCCGGTCAACCGAAAGAAGTACCCGTTATCGGGCTGAATGAGCGCAAACAGGCCATTACATTACCCTATTGCGATCCGAACGGAGAAGTCGCCACTTATGAATACGAAGGACGGCAAATCCCCTTCGAGCGTCTCCGGTACATGGAACCGCAGGAGTACGAGGATAAAGACGGGAAGAAAAAGACGATGCGGTACAGCCAGCCGCCGAAAACCGGTGTATATACCTACATGACGCCCGGCATAGTCAGGAGATACCGGTTAGCTGAGAAAATAAAGACACTGTTTATCGTCGAGGGCGAAATCAAAGCCCTTTCCGGCGATGTGCTGGGGCTCCCCATGATAGGGATCGGCGGTATTCAAAACATCAAGGATAAGGAGAACAACACGATCGACGACTACATACGAATGATTATCGATCGCTGTAAGCCCGACAACGTGGCGCTGCTTTTCGACGCCGACCTGCTCGATGTGAAATATTCCGAGGATAAAGATCTGGCTACCCGCCTGCAAAACTTTTGTTCCGCCGTCATAAACTTTATGGAGTACATGAAGCCTTTCGATGTAGATCTCTATTTCTCGCACCTGTCGACGAAGTACAGCGAATCGGCGAAAGGGTTGGACGATTTGATCGCCACGCTGAAACCCAAGAAGAAAACAAAGCTGGTCGAGGAACTGAACGACTTGATTACAGGGAGAAAGGATTTCATTAACTGCATGGCTCTTTCGCCCGGTATCAAATACAAGCTCGAAAAATACTTCTTCCTCGACAACGTGGCAAATTTTTACGAGAATTACAAAGCCATATTGGAGGATAGGATATTTAAGTGGAAAGGAGCCTCTTATTACTTCGACGGTAGCAAGGTAGTTCGGGATAATCTCACCAAAGCCAAGATGTTTATCAAGGTGGCCGACCAGTATTACCGAAAATGTATCGTATTCGACGACGATCACGACAAAGAGCACAAACAGCCCATTATGAAGCTGGTAAGATATAACGAAGGGACGGTAAAACAAGAAGTGAAGGATATTTCGCTTATCCCCCGTTACCAGATGTTTTTTAACGAACCGGAGAACACGAATAAATACAGGAGGATAAAGAGAGAAGTTTTCGAAGGCATAGAGACAGTAAGCTATAACCGCTATAATCCGGTATATCACGATATAAAACCGGGGAGCTGGAAAACGATAGAATCCTTTTTGCGGCATATATTTTCCGATACCAATTTAGCAGGAGAAACGATGTATGAGTTCGGATTGGATTACATACAGCACACCTTTTTCGAGCCCCGAAAGAAAATGCCGGTTCTCTGTTTCGTTTCAAAAGAACGGAATACGGGAAAATCGACTTTCCTCTACCTTATGCGGGCTATATTCCAAGAGAATGTTATCGTTGTCGACTCTGACCGGTTAAACAGCCAATTTTCAAGCGTATATTCCGATAAATTGATTGTAGGTATAGAGGAAGCCTTCGTGAGTGAAAAGAGGACGGAAATAAAGGAAAAGATAAAGAACTGGGCGACCAACCCCAACATGTTAATGGAGCAGAAAGGGAAAGATGCCAGCGAGATAAAAAACTACATGCACATCATCGTATGCTCGAACAACGAAACGAACTTCATGCAGATAGACGAAGGGGAAAACCGTTATGCCGTCCTCAAAGTAGGCGTACTGGAAAAAGACGATCCTTTTATCATGAGTAAGATGGAGAAAGAGATAGGGGCTTTTCTCTATTACCTTTCGGAAAGGGAGTATCATTACGAATGCGGGGAGTCGAGAATGGGATTCAAGCCGGAAGTATATATGACGGAAAGTTTGATCCGAGTACAGGAACGCACGGAAAACAAAGCCGTTAAAGAGATAAAGGCCTTTATCCGGCAGAGCTTCATCGATTACGAAACCGTTGAATTATATTATTCTCCGAAAGATCTGGCGATAGAGATTAACCAAGTGGGAGGATTTACCATATCGAAATCGACGATCATAGATTTTCTGAAATACGATATGAACATGAGGCCGGAACCCATGATGCGGTATGACTACTATGTGATGAAAGCGGATCCCAATACAGGGACGATAATACCGGAAAAGGGAGGAACCAAGACCGGAAGGCCCTATAAATTTATACGGAAGGATTTTATAAAGGAGGAATAGAAATGAACGAGAAAACAATTGAAAAGAGTTTCGATGAGTACATGAAAAAGAATTATACAGAAAATTATCTGTCTAATTACAAAAGAGAAGTCATCGACAACCAACGTTGCGATTTCGCAAACGGCGTGGAATACTATCTGAAAAACACATGGCATGATAAGAGCGAAATTCCGGAATATGAGAAAGAATGTCTTGTGTTTTTGAACGATCCGATGAGAGAAGGTTGGCATATCGGGAGAATAGAAAAACAGGGGCAGAATGTAGGTAAATGGAATATTTACGGATATTTTACACCGGCATCACATAACAGTATTCTCTATTGGGCATACATAGAAGATCTATTAACCAATAAACAGGAGGAATAAGAGATGTTTATTTTAAAATGGATAAAAGCAAAGAAAAACGGTATACCATTATATATTAAAGACAAATGGTATAATTATAGGGCGATGATGACAGAAAGTGAAGCGAAAACAACAGATCATATACAGATATACGATGACAATGGAAAATATATCGTCCCCAAAAGAGGAGTTACTGTTAATGTTTTTTTCTCAAAAAAGAAAGTTATAGCTACTTATGTAATAATAGGGATTCATGAAGAATCGCGGAATAAGGATTGGTTATATGCTTACGATTGGGTAAATGTAGATTTATTTTTCGTTGGAAACATAAAAAAAATATGAGAAAGGAGATAAGCCATGAAAGAAAAGGAAATAAAAAAAATGTTTTTTGAAGAAAGAACTAAAACATATCATCATGCATTGTGTGAAGCTAAAAAAGCTCATAGATTTTCATATGTATGTAGGGTATGGTTGAAAGATAAAACCATAATAGGAAAGGAGACGGTATATGCTTATGGAAGCAGTTGTTGTACTGTCAAGATGGCGGACGAAGATATCGCGAAAAAAATAAAATAAGGACTCGCACACTTATTACCCTATTACTTAACACGTAAAAAATTAAGATATGGAAGTAAACGAAATCATGGAAGCGGTACGCAGGATGCGGACCTACCAGAAGAAAGCCGCCGGTAAAAGAAATGATTACCAATTCCAAGACGCGAGGCGACAGGCCGAAAAAGAAGTAGACCTGTTAATCAAAGAATGGGAGGACAAAGAATTTCATAAACGGCAAACACAATTATTCTAATTAATGTAATATGAACAGGTCAAAGTTTTGTAAGGAATGTCCCCACCGATTTTTATGTGAGGTTCTTAAACTGTACAAAGATTGTCTTAACAAAGGATCTTCTTTATGTTCAAATATTAGCGATATAGGTAGAAAAACTTTTAATACAATAATTTTTATTCAAAAAAAAGACATTTTTCTGAAATAAAAAATATATAACGCACTAAATAACATTATATGAAACACCGATTTTTTTTTTGCCTCGCGCTGCTGGTGGCAGAGGCAGGCTGTAAGAGCAAACAGAAGTTAGTCAAGTCCGAGTTTATCGAGAAACAGACCATCGACACGATACAAGTACCGGCCGAGCGATCCACGCTTACCGGTACTTTGTCGTATATACCCGGAACCGGAATCGTATTTACCGGAATAGACCAGAAACAAACACCGGGGATCGAGACCTCCGTTTCCATCAGCGGCGACACGCTGAAAGTGGAAACACGGACACAGGAGAAAAATATTCCCGTCGTCACCGCCTCGACTACCGTAGAAAACAAATATGTGGAGGAAAAAGAAAACAACGTATTTAAAAAGATTATGGAAGCAATCGGATTGATAATCGTGCTTTTTCTTGTCATTTTGCTAATTCGGATCAGTCCGATAAAAGGATAAAAAAAATTTTTGACTGAAAACTTGTTACATTTGTTACATTTGTTACAAAATAGAGATAATAATATGATAATAAAGACATTATATAATAAAAAAGTTGTAACAAATCTTGTAACAAAATCGGAAATTGTAACAAATCGATTTTTACGTTCCCGAATTGTAACAAATTTTTTTTACACGAACGCCTCTTGTAAAAAAGTTTGTTACACCGTGAAACGCTTTATACATCGGCTTTTTGAAAGATTTACCCCATCATGTAACAAATGTAACAGGATTTTCGCGCAAGTCACAGGATTTTTTTTGGATAAAAAGAGAATATAACGATAAAAACACAAAAGATTTTCAATAGATTACATTGTTTTTCTCAATAAATTCATTAAATTTGAAAAATCGTAATAGCTTTATTATTAGCTATTTAAAAATTAAGTTGATTTTTGCAACTATTTTCGGACATAAATAAAACATTAAAAAAACAAATATCCATGCAAATCGATATTGTGACGAACAAAGAGATAGCGCGTCGGTTGAGGATCAGCGAGAGCAAAGCGTGCCGGTTGGTACGTCTGTATCGCGATGCGCATTCTTTGCCCAAATACTCGCCTGTCGAATGGGTAAAGTTCTGCGATTTTCTCGGTTTGGAAGTTAAACCGAGTTAAAAGACTGTCAAAAATTTCATAAATTGCAATTCTTGCAGCCTCCGGTAAGAAGATACCTATATTCGTTCCGCATTAAATAATATGTGCGAATGAATAAAGCGGTAAAATGGCTCGTAGGAGGTGGCCTCTTACTCTGGTTATACAATAAGTTTGCAACGGCAACGGCATTGATGAAAACGAACATCGAAGTCGTGGGATTCCGTTTTTTTTCTATCAAGTGGGATTATACCACGGTAGATATAGATTTCCAACTGCAAAATCTTTCGCAGAACAGGGTAGTACTGAACGGCATACAGTTCAGCCTGTATTTGAACGGTACGTTTGTCGGATCGTCGAGCCAAAGCCTCAATAATGTAGTCTTGGAATCTTACCAGACTGTGAAGGTACGGGCACGGGTAAGCCTGAAAACCTCTAAACTGCTTAGCCTCCTGAATGCTTATTTAGCCACGAACGCCAGCAAATACCACATCGATGTGTCGATAAACGGACGGCTCGGAGCAAACGGAACGAGCTACGAGTTTACCCCTTCTTTCTACGTGCGCGTTCCTTCGCTGGTTTCTCTTGTGGAAATGATAAAGAACCTGTTTTCGAGCGGCGACAAAGTTACCGATGTCGCCCATGACAAAGACGCGGAAGTAACCGAAATAACCTCTACTACGGAATGATAGCGAAAGCCGAACATAAAGATACGATAATCAATCGTCAGGGCAAGACGAAGGATATCATGCAGGCAGTCGTCGATTGCTACAACTCCGACTATGCACAAGTTCAGGAGCTGGCCGATAACCTTCCGGGGAATGATACCCTTTCCCGTTGCCGGGCTGTTTTCGATTTCGTTGATAAAAATATCAAATATCAGATAGACCCTTTGCAAAAGCAATGGATCAGAACCCCGGCGAGGTTATGGAGCGATGGCGAGGGGGATTGTAAGAGCTTCTCTATCTTCATTTGCTCGTGCCTCCGGTGCATGGGTATTCCTCACTTGTTCCGGTTCGCAGCTTATGAAGGTAACAGCGATCCTACGCACGTCTATGCGGTAGCCATCGATGAAAGCGGAAAGGAGATTATCGTCGATCCCGTTTATCGAGACGAAACAGGAAAAGCCGTCTTTAACAAAGAATGTCCATATACAAAAAAAATAGATATGAAAGGAACCACAGAAATAAGCCGGTTATCCGGTCCCGGAATCGGTTATTTTACCGAAACCGAAATGATAGAGATACAGGGCAAGGAATATTTGCCCCGTGTGGAGCAAGACTTTTTAATTAACCTGAATGCGTTGAATACCTTGTATAAGGGAGCCGTCGCAGCGAAAGACGAAGCATTTGCCAACCGTATAGAGAACCTTATGGACGTGGCGACGGTGGCTATCATGCTGTACGAAAATGCGGAAAACGGATTCGGCGATGTCGAAAAGGGCATCTCCTGTCTCCGGGTGATGTACGACGAAGGGGCCTTTGACCAGCCTGTCGGAACGACCAACGAGCAACGCTCGCAGATGATGAACATTATCCTCGGAGCGGTTATCCAACAATCGCCCTCTGTCACGGCTAACGAGGACGATATCGATTACCTGCTCGAAGCTACCGGCATCAGTACGCCGGGATTCGATGCTTCGGAGTTCCTCGGTAGCGATGTGGCTGTCGGGAGGGCTTCATACCGCCAGATGAGAGCGGCATCCCTTTCGGGATCAAAACCAACACAGGCAGAAATAAATAATGTTCAAAAAACACTTGATGAATCGGCTGAATACTTTATGTATTCATTTATCCCGGAATCGAAGATAGGAGAATACCCTGCTATTGTCGGAGAGAAGCGAGCTTATTATAAATCGGTGTATAAGGATATAAAGGATTCGGGGGTTATGGACGAAGCATCTTGTTTACGTATTATCAACAATGCTATCGCCGCAAGATATAGAGGTATATCCGGTACGCAATTCTTATACAAGGTTAAGACTGGGGAGATACCTGTTATCGGTTGGTTGGCTATCGTATCGTCTATTTTGGGCGTTTTAAGTGCGATAGCAAAATTCTTCGAAAAAATTTTCGGTACGGACGAAAAGGAAACAAATGAACTATTCGACAAAAATAAGATGGAGTCGTCCGATGGTTTTGCCGGTATCGTTCAAAATCCAGACGACATCATCGTTCCAGATACAGGAAGCGGAAGCCCTGACAATCCCCTGCTTGATTACAGCAAGCCGACCGGCACTGTCGCCGGCTCGAATCTTCTCGGTATTCTACTGGTAGGCGGCGTATTGATGGCTTTGATATTCGGCGGAAGCGGCGACAAGAAAAAGAAGAAAAAATAACTTTTATAAACCCCTAAAAAATAAAGAAAATGGCAAAACAGAAAAAGTACCCCAAACAGCCGAAGATGAAAAGCTCGGTAGAGGTTTGGAAACGCTACGAAGAACGTTGTCGTGAAGTTGACCGCTACAACAACGAACTCAAACGTAAGGAAGCGGAGAAGAAACGCATCATCGACAAAGTGCGTAAAATGAAGTAAGTAATTAACAGGTAAAAAAGATTGTTTTATGAAAAAGAAAACGAAAACGGACAGAATCGTTAAAACTGTCCTCGGTGGAGCCGCAGGCGGCGCCATCACTCAGGTGGTGAAAGGGACCATCATGAAAGGAAAGAAAACTTTATATACCGATTTGGCCGCAATCGCCATCGGTGCGATCCTTCCTTCCCTTGTGAAGATGGACGGTATCGGCGAATTGGGCGCTGGAATGATAGGTGCGGGAGCCGCAGGCGTGATCGCAAGCTCGGTTCCCTCGTTGGCCGGTACTCCGTTCAGCAGATTCAATAACGCCCTGTACGGTACGGCTTACCGCCAAAGCATTCTTTCCGGGAAGGGTCAAAAAAAAAATCAAAACAGCGTCCTAATGTAAAAGGCACGCCGTTTAAAAATGTCTTATTTTAAAACAAGGTAAATTATGAATAATCAATTTATAGCGCCTTACCTTCGCAAACGTTGGGAGGACGCAAGAAAAAAAGTGCAGACGCTGAGTCCCGAACTTTTCCCCCAATCTTCCTATCTCCGTATTGACCAGACTTTGGTAAACGGAGTAGGAAACTATGTTTTCGATCCTATGCGCCAGAACGGACAGCAGGGCACATACGGGCAGTTGTTGAACCGTAACGACTTGTTCCTTGCCTATGGCATGGGGTTGTTCCTGATTTACGAGATGACAGCCAATCCGGGATCCGCCGTACTCGCCACTTCGTTATCCGATCTCGTTGCCAAAGCGAAGGTAATGGGTTCAACCGACACGATACCCGTAGATGTTCAATGCGTTTATGGCGGTTCGCTTCGTTTGCAAACCGGAACGACGGTAACATTCGAGGCTTTGGAAACCTCCATCTTCAACGTATCGCATCAAGCAGCCAACAGCGGAACAACCGAGGCAGCAGTCGTATCGCTCGACAGTTCCGTACTCGACGAGATTTTCTATACCCCGGAAATGATAGCTTTCGCCGGAACGAAAGAACAGACTTTCAGTCTGAAATTCCCGTGTGCCAACACATCGGTATTCCAGCCGGCAAGCTCTCCGAAAGGCTCCGTAGGGTTGAGTCTTATTATGCTCGGCTTCCTCGTCAAGAACGGAGCTCTGTTGCTCGAAAACTACAAGGGCGACGTGAACGACTTCCTCGCCCCCGCGTGATGATTCCATAATAGTGTCAGACCATCGATTTCCCGGAGTGTCCTCTATCTCCGGGAAATCTTAAAAAGAAAAGAAATGAGGGAATACGTTATACAGAATGTAGACTTTATACAATTAACTGTAAATCCGGGCGAAAACCGGGTTTATTTTCCCGTGTCCACCCATTTGCAAGGAAAGAAGGTTTTATATTTGGAAGTCCTTACTCCGGATAAGGGCTTGGACCTTTCCGGCCGATATCCCATTTTATCGCCCGATAGTTTATTTGTAACGCTGTATGATACTTCCGGGAATTTAATTATTGATACCCTCTTTATCAACTATTTCTCAACTTTAACAGGAAATGACTTGCCGAGAATAGACAGTGAGATAGATTGGGAAAGATCGTTTATTTCGGTCCCTGTTTCAGTCAAACAAACCTCTGTCTTGTTCTTTTCGGTATATATCGGATCGGAAAATCTTCCTGTCCCATCTCAAAAGAACTTATACAATCTAACCCTTCCTTCTGTTGCCGGAACGATGGAAATATCTCTTTTCCGAAAGGTTCAGGCGTTGAAAGAAGAAAAAATAACCGGTGTATATGCGATGGTCGGGTCTCCGACAGGTAAGCCGGATCAAGTATTTGGATTCATAAACGGATATCTGTATTTGGTTCCGAAAGATAAAACCAGATATATCAATTACATTCCGTTACAATTTATATATGGAATGTCTTTTACTTCGATTTATGAAAACTATACACCGATTTCTTTGCAACGAAAATTCATAGATCCGGTAGAGATCGATTTCAACCGAAGCAAAATTTTGATACGATCCACGGACGAAACTATACAAACCCTAAATTTATCTTTCTATTATGAATAATATCGGTTTATCATATCTTCCCTTTACCGGAGCTTATTCCATTGTTGTGGATATGAGCCAAGCCAAACCCGGTGAGCGCGTGTATTTACCGGACACACCTGTTTTGTCCGATAAGTTTATTACCGGCGTTTTTGCCTTTTGGTCGTATGATGGTAATATACAGGACCCGGACGGAAATCTTATAGACGGAAACAGTCTTTACTATATGAATCTTACTCTGGTCGATTTGGAGAATGACGATTTTATATCGAATGTTCCTCTGGTTTATTTTTCCTTCGGAGGTTGTCAGATACCCGTAAATCGCTACCTCGTACTGCCGAACTGCTATATTACGAATAATTATGCTGCAAGCCCGGCAAATCATATCATGCTTACCTTCTTCTATACATCGAAGGTTGAGAATAATGTGCTTTCTCCGGTTGGAAAACTGAGAATCCAATCGATGAACATTCCCGTATATTCCAATTCGGCGAATAGGTATTACTTGCCGGACAACCGGGTTCTGGTCGATAAGAAATTCAGAAACATTTACTCCACGTCGGTTTTTGTGAACACGACGACACCCACTGTAAAGGAAATCGTAGCGCCGGATAATTCGTTCTTGACTCTTATTCTGCGATCGGATATCATATTATACCGTTTCCCGGTATTATATCTCTCACAATGGAATTTCCCTTTCAGGCTGAATATGGATAACCTGCAAGCCGACTTACCGAGTTCCTATATAGAGCTCTCCCAAAATATCGCCCAGACGGTAGGGGATAAGGTCGTTTTCTTGAACTTTGAATACGAAGATTAAAAACTGACAGACTATGATACGCGGAAAAGAAAATCTAATCGAATGGGTGAAATCGACGCCGAACGTGAAACAGATACAGATTCGTACCTCTCCCGGCGCTGACGCTTTCCAGTTCCAGAGCGAGGAAGGCGAGAATAAAAAGACGATGGAAGATCGATTGTCCCGTACCCTCGACTATTTGGAACCGGGGAAATATTACATCGAGATGTCCGATGGAAATTCCCGGAGAAACTGGTATCGGGATTATTTTGTGCTGGAAGATGATGTAACGGCCGTTTCCTCTCAAATGGGAGCGGCGAATATCGGCGGCGTGCCTTCCGATGAAGTGGATAGGCGAATCGCCGCGGCTCTCGACGCTCAAAAGAAAGAGTTCCGTATCGCCGAGCTCGAATCGAAGGTAAAGGAATACGAGGAAGAATTAGAGGAAAGGGAAAGCCCTTTGCAGTCAGCGATCGGCCGTGTAGCCCCTTATCTTCCGGCTATCCTCGAAAGGTTCTTCGGTCGTCCGGGAATGCAGGTAGGAGTTGCCGGAACTTCGCAGCCTATCCGGGTTCCTGCACCGGAACCGGGCTCCGACGACAACTCCCGGATATTGCGAATAGCCGAACGTCTGGAAGCCATCGAGCCGGACTACTTGAATCTGTTGGAAAAACTGTGTGACAAATTGGAAGAAAACCCCGCTCTCTTGGGCATGATTAAACAGTTCGCTTGATATGAAATACAATCCTAACCTATTCAATAAAGGGGTATTTCCCCGATTTACCAGTGTGACGGTGTATGCAAAACCTTCGTATAGTTCAGATGTCCTGTACGAAATAAAAGGTTTTGCCGGAATGACAGACGGGAATTATGAAAATGTGGACGGCTGGAATTGGTACAGACTCGGCTCTATCGATGGCGTTCATGTGTGGGGTTGGGTACGTGAGGATTATGTAGAGTTGAAGACGGTAGACCCTATCAATAACGAAGCGGCGCAATCTCAATTAAATCTTATTATAGAGAACGATAAAAATAGCATGATCAATCTATTAGTAGCCTCTCGTGGTTGTTCTATGCTTGAAAGTTCCGGTAGAAATGTATCTTCTGTAAAAAATGAGATTCGCAATCTGTATATCGACATCGTTAACCGGAATAACATAATCGCATCGATGCCCAACTTGGACGATAAGGTTTACGGTGAGCCTGTTTTAGATAAATTCGCTTCCGACCTTCGGAATATCGTAACACAAAATGCGGTAGGTATAGCGTGGGTTCCCGTACTTGTTATTGCTGCCATAGTTTCGCTTTCATTGGGTGCAGCGTATTATGTCTATGACAAGACCAAGACTCTTGCTTCCAATTCGAATGTTTCCTACAAGGCATCGGATAAAGTTGTCAAAAAGGTTTATTCCAGTCTGACCGAAGAACAAATCCAAATATTGGAAGACGATATAAACCGACAGATGAAAGGAGCTTTTACAACTGGGTATTGGAAAAGTGCTACCAATATAACATGGTTTTCTATACTGAAATATGGAGCCATTGCCGTAGGTGCTATTTGGGTGGTCAAGTGGATTAAAAACAATTTTTGATATGTTCTATTCCGATGAAATATATAATTCTGTTTGGTGTGATTTTTTCAGCGAGAAAGAATTACAAGCACTATTAACTTCTGCTAATCCGCCTAAGTTAACCAATCAGAACTTTAATATAAATACTTGGAATTATACAGCGGAAAACGTCCCCCGTTTGACAGCTGACGATTTAGGTCATGAATGGCCGGACAGTACCCCGTTTTGGAAATATATCGAATCTTCCTATAAGAATGCGGCAAAAGGATTTTCGAAAGATCTTGTCGGTAAAGAGGTAACACGACTCTGTTCTTACTTGAATCTCCGGGCTCGTCCTACGGCTGAATCTATATCTATATATACCATACATGCGAATCAAATGATTTCGCACATGTACAACCATCAAAAAGGATTTGCATCGGAATGGGACGTACCTTATCAAATACAGCTAACCGGTCAATTTGTTGATATGCCGGACGGCCGTTGGCATTATGTATTTATCAAAGATGAGTTACGGCTTAATACCTCTCTGTTTTCATGGAGATTCCTTAAACAGGAATTTATAGAAGAAGAATATATTGAAAATTTTAAAGACTTCGCAGACAGGGAGCCTACGGAGGACGAGTTAGAAGCAGAAAAAAATTCTTCTGTCGGATTTAAATTCGCTTTCGTCCGGGAAGATCTTATCGGAAAACTTATTTATCCCGAATTCTTCGATAGTGAATATTTAAGCCAATTTGTCGATTCTTCCGTGTTGGAAGATGCCGGTAACTGGATTGATTATTTATATAAGGATTATCCATATTGGGAAAGAAAAGATGCAATAGAAATAACCTATGACGAATATGGGGCTGAGATCCTTAACATAGATGATCTGGCATTATCTTTACTTCCAAAATCCGATCGAGAAAATATCAAATCTCAAAGACAATCATTGGCTGCCACGTTCTCTCACTATCCGGGATATTGGAAACCAGCTGGGGAACCGGCTTATCTGGTAAGAAAACAATCCCGTACTCGTGGAGATTGGGCACAAGAAATATTTAAGATAGTAACAGGAAACCCCTATGAATTACTATCTTATCGGGAACGATTAGATTTTTTTCGAGAACTTTATCCGGGACATCAATATCCGGGATATTATGAATATGAATTTGAATATTACGAGAACGAAGATAAAGGTTATTCTTATCTATACAATTTGTTACCGGCTTATGATTTGAAGCATTTGAAAAATGATAGTTATATAGCTCTTTTCAATGAAGATAACCCCCGTAATCGTGTCAACGCCTACCCCAATGGAGGCGACCCCGATTTTATGGAGGATTGGGCCGACGAAATCAAAGCCAATATGGATATCGAGAACGGTACTTCGGACCATAACCCCTCTACGGAAGTCGTCGAGAAAAACGTATTGGCCGGAGCCGGTGTATTGGCTCTCGGTCTGTTGTTGTTGAAAAATAATATGTAGCGATATGGTACGGAAAGACAGAAAAAAAAGAATCATCATGCCGTCCCGGAATAATACCGTGCTTCAATCCCCGGAAACCTCGGACGATGGCGCCCTTGACGGTGGCGGATTCGATGACGTGGTAGTCACCGGTCAGGATTTGCGCTGGAAGAAGTGGGCCGTTGCGATCGGAGCGGTAGCCCTCGTTTGGTTTTTAGTCATTCAGGAAGAATAACAATATAAATAACTATGTATCATGTGGTTCGAAAATAAAGTAACAAGCAATAAGGAAGCATTCTTGCAGAAGGTACGACTAATCTGCGCAAAACTGGGTATAGAGCCCGATTGGCTTATGTTCGTCATGAACTCGGAAAGCGGTTTGAACCCTGCCGCTTATAATCCGAATGGCGGAGCGTCGGGACTTATCCAGTTCATGCCGGACACCGCGAGGGGGTTATGCACGACGACCGAAGCACTGCGGAAGATGTCGAATGTTGCCCAACTCGACTACGTGTATAAATATTTTTATCCATATCGGGGCAAGATGAGCTCTTTATATGATCTTTACCTCGTTACCTTCTTTCCCGCCGCTCTCGGAAAGCCGGACAGCTATGTGTTGCAAACATCGACACTCCCGGCGAAGGTGATAGCCGACGCAAACCCCGGTATCGATTTGAATCATGACGACCGGATTACCGTCGGTGAATTTAAGAGGTGGATTGATCTAAAAAAAAAAGTATGGGGTTAGAAACTGGTTTCAACGTCTTTTTCATTGCCGGCTCCATCATTTGCGCCGGTATAATATTGTGGTACATTTTTAAACGAGATAACGATGATTAGACCTCTAAAAATCATATATAAGAACACGATCCGAACGTCGAACGGGACGATCGAGAACGAGGGCACGAACTCCCCTTCGATTATCATATTCCGCAATCAAGGCACATCGATTGCCTATGTATTGGGAAATGTGAAGATATTCCCCGGCGAATCGTGGCAGTTGAAAAACGATCCCGGAATCGTGATTGAAAACAGCTTTACGGTGACATTCGACACCTCGGTTCCCGGCTTGGAGAACAATTTAGCCGTTATTCGCGGATATTATAAAGATTAAAAACATTTCTGTTATGAACGAATATCAACCATTAGATCTCAACAGGAACCCGATCGGGGTTTTGCAGCCCGGCGGGAACATTACGTTAGATGAAAGTGAAAACTTCGAAATTACGGAGTCGGGGATATACCGGATATTTACCGAGTCCGGCACTAATGGTATTGCCGAACTCGAATTTGATATGAACGGAACTATATCTAATGTATATAGTACAGTTGGGACAATAGAATGTTTTTATATCTCGAAAGGTACAATTTTTTATCCTGTATCTGGTTCCTTTCGTGTTACTAAAATGATTTAGCCATGAGTTTAGGAAGATTGGGATTAATACAAGCCGGGCAACCATCGAAACAGTGCCCTACGCTGGCAGAGATGACGGCTGACGCCACGGCCACGGCTGCCGATATTATCGAGGGAAAAACAGCGTATGCACGAGGCGAGAAGTTGACGGGCACACTCGTACCCATTACCAAAATCGACGTGGCGGCGGAGGGGATTAAATTCTCTCATTCCACATTTGAGAATGTACCAGAGATATTCGACTTTTCGAATGTGACGGATTTGTCATACATTTTTGACACCTGCCGATCTCTAATTTCTTTACCCTCGAACTTAAATTGGGAGAAAATGGCTAATGTTGTGGCGGCTTTTCGTGGCACAACAAGTCTAAATGATGAAGTAAATATAGAGCCGTTAGATGTGCTGTCATTAGAAGGAATTTTTCAGAGAAGTAATATAAGTAAGATCTTAAATTTATCCGTTCAAAGTGCATATACCGCATTTAATGCCTTTGAAAGTTCAAAACTAACGGAAATAGGCAATATCGATTTACCGGATATCGTCACCGCAACATACGCTTTTTCAAATATTCCTATCGTTCATTTCCCGAAGATAAATATTCCGAAAATTGCTAATTGTAGCTTTATATTCTATAATAACCAATCCATGCAATCTCTTGAATACTGGGATTTTTCGAACGTAACAAATGCGGTCAATATGTTTAAAGGATGCTCGGCTTTGTCGTCGATCGGCGATGTGATATTCTTGCACACCGCTCTATCGCTGGCAGATTCCCCGAATATCGACGAAGCAACTTTAAATCTGTTAGGAGGATTTGCATATGCGCCCGGAGAAAGCGGTGTAGCTCCTTTAAAATCTTTGGGACTACCGGCCGCTGCGTTGACATTTAACACGACTGCACAAACTTATTTGGAAACAGAAGGTATCATAGCGAAACTGACAGATGAGAATTGGACGGTTAATTTCGCCGATTCGATGTAATGGATAAAAGAACACAATCAAACAAAACCTCATAAAAAACAAATACCCATGAATATAGAAGAAAAAACTTATCAAAAGATTACTCCTGCAACGGAAGGTAATTACCTGACTACCTATCAAGAAGGCGATGATATAAAGACTTACGAAGGAGTAAAAGCGATGTACACGCCGGCAGATTTCGACGCTTCAACCGTGCGGGAGATTACCCCGGAAGAACATCTAAGCTATCATGCAGCCAAAGAACAGGCTTTGCAGGAGGAAATAGAACGAGAAAATAATGCTTAATAACATATATATGCAGGAAAGAAATGTAATCTCCGGCATGTTGGCCAGTTGGCTAACCTCGTTTATCGAGTTCGTGGAGCCGGTGAAATGGTTCATCGTGGCCGCTCTATGTTTGATTATCGCCGATTTCAAGTTTGGGATAGAAGCCTCCAAAAAGAGAGGAGAAACTATACGGAGGAGTCGTGCGATCAGACGCACCGTCAACAAGATGATCGACTATATATGTTGGATATTGGTAGCTACCAGTTTCGGGGCTGCATTCGGTCAACCTTTCGGTATTCCCATACTTCCGGCTGTTGTCCTGTTCGTTATATACGGCTGTGAAATAAACTCCTGCTTCAATAATTATTTCGAATCAAGAGGCAGCAAATTTCGGATCAATATCTTCAAATGGTTCAAGAACAAGGCCGATATCATCGAGCCGGAAAGAAAGAAAAACGTATAATAGGTTGCATAATAGAATTATACGATATATATTTGCAGTAGGATTACAGATATTTATATAACAATAAATAAGAGCGTGCGAAATCACCTAAAACTATCCTGTGTGAGCGTGATCTCCTTAAACTAAAAGAAACGAAAGTAAGAACGTATTTAACGGAACTACCTGAAACACGAAAATGAAAAAGCCGGTTAATCACCGGCTTTTCTTGTTTTGACTTGTCGCAAAATTTGCGACAACTGGATATTATAGATTGTTGTATATAAGTTCCGGCGGAATAGCCGATATTTTCGAGAAGGCGAAAAGTTTCTTTCCCAAGTCTTTCAGCGAAGCGCCTATATGGTAGATTTCCCCATCGATGATTAGGAACCGATCGTGCGCCTTTGTGTATAATTTGACTTTTACAGGCGAATACTGGGCGTTGAATCGCTTGATGTCGAGCTCTAATTGCGGAGTGATCTTATCCGTATAAATCACCACCGATACCGATTTTCCTCGTTTCCCGAATAAAGTCAGGACAGATTCGTCTATATAGTTGTCGAAAAGGACGATACTTTTTCGGGCTGACTTGACAAGATCGCAAACGAATTTGTAGGCGTCGAATATCTGGCCGGCAAAAAATATTCCCTCTATCGGCGGTAAGGAATGGCGGACAAAAAAATCTACTTGGTTACTGAGCCTTTGTATTTCGGAGTCGTGTTCTCTCAGTCGGTTATCAATTCTTTTCTCTAAACTGTCGAGCTTTTGATTGATGGAATAACCTTTCAGCATGTAATCTTTCAGGACTTTGTTTGCCCACTGGCGGAACCGCGTACCTCTCTGACTCTTTACCCGATATCCGACGGATATAATTACATCTAAATTATAATATTTCGTACGGTAACTTTTCCCATCACTGGCAGTTGTAAAGGATTCCTTGACAACTGAATCCCGATCCAATTCTTTTTCTTTGAATATATTACCGGTGTGTAAACTTATATTTTGCTTGGTCGTTTGAAATAATTCGGACATTTGTTGTTGTGTCAGCCATACGGTCTCATTTTCTAAGCGGACTTCCAGACTTACAGCTCCTTCCGGTTGGTATAATACGATTTCACTCTTTTGTTCCATATCTGAATAGTTTTTGCAAATGTACATAAATAATTAAAAAACAGTGTCGAACTTCTGAATAATGGGATTGGCCTGCTCGATGTCGTGCGGCGTATATATATCCGTGATGAGAATAGAGGAATGCCGGGCTTGATCACGGACCGATATGTTATCGATCCGCGCCCGTAACATCGATGTCACCCCGGTATCTTTCAACGAATAGAATTTGTATGATGCAGGGAAATCGAGGGCTTTTCGGACAAAGCGAATCCAATAGTCCCGGAACTGTTTACTATCTCGGAAATCCTTACCGGGTATAAAACCGTTTGAAAACAGATAATAATTTCCCGGAAAAGAGAACACATTTAGGTCTACCAATAGTTTAAGCACTTTATTCGGCAACGTGATAACGGCATCTTTCCTGTTTTTGGAATTATCGGCATGTAGGCGGAGGGTCCCGGACTTAATAGAGAAGTCATTTATTTTTATCAAACTTATTTCTTTTGGCCGGACGAAACAATAAAATAAGAGATAGCAACCTAACAGATAATGCCGGTTATGGGTATTCAAATGGTCGAGCAGCCGGATCAGATCGTTTTCTTCTATAAGTTTCCGTTCTTTTTTAATACTCCGTTTGGAAATATTATCGATACCGTCGGTTAGCTTGTGTTCTGTATATCCATGTTTTAACAACCACCCCGAAAATACCCGTAGCCATGTCAGATAATTATTTCGAGTTTGCGGACTGTTTCCCCGTTCTATATAGACATGATCGAGGAACTCGGAGATATAAGATTTTGAAAGTTGATAAATGTAAGTGATCGGCGGCTTTTGAGAATCGTTGTATTTGAGAAAATTCCGCAAGTAGGAAACATATCCTATATAGGTATCTTGCCGAATGATCCCGTCGGAAAAAAGCCGGTCGATGTAGCTCCGGTATCTATCGCATACGTTGGCGAATAAGGCTAAACCTTTACTGCTTCCGTTTTGATTGATCCACGGATTCCAACCGATTCGGAGCTGGTTATGTAGACGGGTAATCAGATCGGCGGCATACTTTCGCCGTTCTGAAATCTTTTCGATGTGATTTAATTTGATTCTTTTTAGCCGTAGAGTCCCAGCCAAAGGATCGAACGCTTTGAATCCGATATACCAGTCATTACCTTTTTTCCCGGTATAAAGTTTTGGAGGCGTATAAGAAATTACCTCCGAAGTCAGAAAATTTTTTTGAACAGACATTTTTTTTTAAGAAGAGATTATTTTTCAAATCTCCCCTTGAATTAAACATCTCCCGTATTTCTTCCGGTCGTATTTAAACGACCAAACCCAACTTATTGAATTGCAATAAGTTAGGTTAAAATCAGTCGGGGTGACAAGACCTTATTCAAGGGGATAGAGTTGTATAAATGATTGATTTTCAACAAAGATTTTAAGAGAAATACGGGGTATTTCTCCCGTATTTCTCCCGGTAGAATAATATGTAATGGACTATAAATAAATTGATTATTTAAAAATTATATTTTTTGAATAATCGGCATCTACTGTTTCTGTTATAGTTTTTTCAAAATTTGGTTTATCTGTTTGGTTTAACACTAATTTGTTATTGTTGTATTCTCCTGTACAGAATTTACCTATAAATCTAATATCTATCTTGTTTGCAATTCTTGAATTATCGATTGAGTTACAATAATAGCCTTTCCCCTCATATCTGACAATTTTTTCATACTGGGCTTTATTGCGATTTTTAATAGTATTCAAAATCCTTATTGAAGCATAAGGATTAGCCTTAAATAAATCGTAGGGAACAGTATCGGGATTTATCACAAAAACATTTTTTTCTTCACCATAAGGAGGAAGTTCCCGATAGTGATTATCCCAAATAGGAATTTTAATTGTCACTGTTTTTTGGGGATATATGGTATCGGTTTTTTGTGTATAAGTGTCATATTTGTAAGGTTGTGGAATTTTAACAACCTGTTTATTTTCATCGAAGATAAATAAGGAATCACCTATTTGAATAGACTGTGAATCTTCATACCAATTTATATCGAGTCCATCGTATTCAGAATAAGAAGGAGAATAAAATCCTGCGCTTGTGAGAAAAGATGTATTTGTCTGCACATAGTAATCGGTTTCATTTTTTAGATTATACTCTATGAAATGGAGATCTGTTTTATCCGCTTTATCACACGCGAAAAAAGACAGTAAAATCGAAGCTCCGAAAAATAATAATAGTTTTTTCATAACGGTTATTTTTTGTTGGTTAGTAATTCAATAGTTTTTTCTTGTATGGAGATAGTTTTTTCTTTTGATTCAACCAATTTTTCCAAATCGAAAATTCTTTGTTTAAGAGTAGAAATTTCAGCTGCTTCTTGGGATATAATTAAATGATTTCCATTTCCTCCAATTAGATTTTGATTTCCTGTTACATTATAGCCAATAGGATCTAAATATAATAAAGGAGTATCACCTAATAATTTACAAATTTTTTCAAACACAGAAACTGTAATTCTTTCGCCTTCGATAGATTGACGGAGTCCGGCTTCCGTCAATCCGACAAAAGAAGCACATTCTCTAAAAGTAATTCTACTATTTTTTATTCTTTCTTTTAATAGC